GTTGGTCTAAAACCAACTTCTTGATGTACTCTTGATAATCCTTGATTTTCTTTGGTTTGTACTTTATACCATTTCTTCCAACTCTGAAAGATTGGTGCGGTACTGGTCTAATATTCAATTTAAATTCTAACGTCATTAAAAAGTTAAAAAATCAGGGATTTCATCTAAAACTCTTGGCATTCCATCTTTACCAACCTGAAAGACAAAATCATCAAAGGAAAAGTTTCTCGTTCGTTTACATTTCACTAAAACAAAATTGTCCTCTAAAGGCTCTAAAGATATTTGTGTCTCCGTTTTCTTTTCAAGAAAGCTACCTAAGTGTCCAGTAGGCTTGTCTGAACCATAATTAGAGTGTATAGCACAAATGATATGAACACCTAAGTCTTGTGTCCATTTCATTAAGTATTGCACTAACTTACTACTTTCAGTTAAATCGTTTACATCATAGAGCAAATCAGCAATACCATCAATAACCACAAATCCTATATTGGGTTGTGTGTTCAAATGCCAATCAATAAACTCTAACCTTTCTTTAGGGTCAAACTCTCTTAGTGCATAGCTGTAATAATTATCACAACTTCCCGCCATATCCATTACCCTTTTGAATACCTTTTGGGAATGATACCTGCTTTGTTCGGTGTCATAATGGATTAGTGATTTTACACCTCTAAATCCCATAATTTCGCCAAAATATTCATTCTTTCTGCCTGAATTACCATTTAGGTATGTAGCAGCTAATAACGTCAAAAAAAAGGTCTTTTTTGACTTTGGTGGTGCTTGTACAAAGCTAAAGTTTCCATAAGTACATAGCGGTATAGGTAAAGCGTTAAATGCTCTTGTGTACCCTTTTGCTAAAGCTATTGGGGGGTATTTTACGTTCTCCATAGGATTAACGTAGCTACTCTCCAATATCTTTTTAAACTTTAATTCTATGTCTGTCTTAAGTTCTTCCATTAGTCTCTTGTTTCGGTTGCGATGTAATCTTTTATAATACTCTTAAATACCTTTGTTATCTCGCCTTGTTTCTCTAAGGGATATTTGTTTTCAATATTTAAGGTTTGAATATTGTTCTCAAAGTCAAGTAATATGTCATCTATACTTGACCTTAGAATGTAATTCAACTTCCAAATAACAAATCTCTTTATCCACATCTCATCAGGATAAAACTCATTACCATCAGGAAGTAAGTTTCGTTCTAATTCTTTACAAAAGAACCAAGCAACCATTTTTTCAACATACTTAGTTTTTTCCTTAAAGTTTTCTTCAAGAAAAACACAATGATTAACAACCTTGTCAAACGACTTTTTATGTCTCCAATTAACATCTCTGCTATGATATATTAGTTCTCTTATTGTTTGTAAATCTTCTTTTATCATACAAAAAAAAAGGGTGGGTTTTACCCCACCCATTATTATTTAAAATGGGAAGTCATCTTCTACTTCTTTCTTTTTCTGCCTATCTCCCTTTGGAAAAGCCTTTACTTCTCCATCGGTAATCTGAACATTACCATTACCTAAATAGGTAGTCTCCCATTTGTCAGACGTTTTTGACTTTCTTGAAACAGAACAACTCACATTATTCCCCCATTCGTTTGCTTCTTTATTGACCCAAACGTCAAGATTTAACCAAGTTCCTTTCTCGCCTTTCTTAATCATATCTTTTGGAATTTTATTTAAATCAATTCCAATTTTAATTAAAGTTGAATCATTTTTCATATCTACGATTTATTTATTAATTTCATTAGGTAATCATCTTTAATTGTAAAGTTTTTTGTGACTCTCTCTACATCCCCACCATCTTCAAGATACTTTTTTATAGTATCGTACTTAGGGTGTTCTCTGTCAAGAATTTTATAATCTTTAGTGCTTGGCTCTTTCTTTCCGTGCGTATTGGTAGCATCGCTATCCTTTGTGTCATCTAACAACAATAGATTGCCTAATGCGTACTTTTTAGCATAAGAAGAAGCCGCACCAGTTCTTTGAGGCATCTGCATACCTTTTGCATCGAAATCAATGATTGCGTTTGCCTCTGCAACCACTTCACTTAATGTTTCAATACAAAAACACTTAGCATAAGAAGTAATAGCGTACTTATCTCCTACTTGAACTAAATGTTCTGTGATAAAGAAAGTAACCCCATACTTTTCAGCCATTGGCTTAATAGCTTCAAGAATGTCCTCTGCACTACGATAATTGTAGTTTCCAAACTTGTTCCTTTGGGTCTTTGGTGCTTTTAATTCAATTTGAATCTTCTGTAACTTTTCAATTACATCCATACTGTTTTTAGTCATATTAAATTATTTAAAAATCAATGCAAATGTATATAAAAACTTTTAATTATCAACATTAGTGTTAAAAAAAAACAAGACTAACGAGAATTAGCCTTGTTTTCAAATCCCATAACCAAACAATTTCAGAACTTAGAAGTCGTTGTCGTTCACTCCCTCGTTCCGTTGCAAATATACAAAATAAAATTTATTCCAACCAAATGGAATCTGACTTTTGGTCATCATTATCCACATAGATATATTTAGAGTGTATGCCTATTCTCGTAAAACCAACTTCAAGTAAACAAGTAACAATCTTATACCTTTTCTTTCTGTTTAGGCATTGTATTTTGACTGCTCTACCTATAAGGTGGCTATTGCTTGGATAACCACCTTGTCTTTTTTGTCTTTCTGTACTCTTAAAACCCTCTACTATCTTGAACTTAATTCCTGATAATCTTCTTGCCTCATCAAGCATAGAAAGCAACTCCCTATCCATATAGTTGTATCCGCTATTGGGTTTCATTGGACAGTCAAATTCTACGAAGCTGAAAAATCTTAATTCCATAATTTTATTTTTAAGCTAAATTACTATATTTGCACAACAGTAGCAGTAAATCTACTATAAAAATTACCAAACTTCTATGGGAACATAGTTGGAACAGATAAATTTAGAATGTTTGTTTTTCTTGGGGGGTCTTTTTCTTTTCTTTCTTTTTATTTTCTTTGTAGTTGTTTTGTTTTTCTTTCTTTTCTTTTGAAAATAGTAAACTCAATTAACTTTCTACTAAAGATAAAAAAGTGATTATAAAGAAACATAGGATAACAAAATGCACCCCTAAAGGTGCATTTATTCTTTAATCTTTCTTAATTGATTGTCCAAAGTAATAACTAAAAATACTTAAAGCTACTCCCTCAACAATACCTATTAAGTGAATGAATAACTCTTTGTTGTTTGTAGGAACTTCAACATTAACTATAACATATATCAAATAAGCAAAAGAAGATAAACCGATAATACCAGTTAGGTTAAACAACCAATCAATACCATATCTTCTTACTGTACTTTCTCTCTTTCTTGCTGAATCTCTATCAGTAACTTCTAAAGCATATAACTCTTTAAGATGATTATGTGCAATTTCTTTGTCCTCTGCACTCATATTATCATCCTTGTCAATTAAATTCTTTACAACACCTAAGAGACCTTTGTTGGGTAGAACATCTCCAAATTTATCAATAATGTTAGGTGCAACTTTTTTTAGAAAGTTGCCAACCTTAGTATCTCTAAACTTCTTTTTATCTTTAGACATCCTTGTATTCTTCTTTTGCATTAAAACACGGACAAGCCTTACTTGAAAAGTCGCTATGCCCATACACAACCGCATCAGGATATTCTTGCTTCAAACCCGTAATAATATCAATCAACGCTTCCTTTTGCTTTTCTGTTCTTGTATCTTTTGGGTTCATTCCATTGTCGCAACCACCTACATAGCATATACCAATACTACTTTTATTGTACCCTTTACAATGTGCGCCCGACCTTTCTAATGGTCTGCCCTCTTTGACTTCTCCATTTAATGTTATAACAAAGTGATATCCTATGTCTGACCAACCTCTTTCTATAACGTGCCAACGTCTAATGGTATCTACATCAACATTATGACCCTCTCTTGTGGCTGAACAATGAACTATAATTTTATTAATCTTTCTCATCTACGTTTATATTGTGTCCTTAATTCAGTCTCTAAGTCTTTTAACCTTTCTTTTTCATCCTCAACCTGCTTTTCAAGTTTGTCTAACCTCAAATCCATTTCAACTCTTAAGCCATCAATATCTTTTTGTACAACTTCTTGTGCAGGTTCTTGCATAGCTTTTTCTATCTTGGAATCTAACATATAGTAAGAAGAAACTAAAGATATTATCCCCCCTAAAATCATAGCAATATTAGGTAGCGTTATGCTGAAATCAGGCTTTCCATCTCCATCAATATCAACCTTTGGCATCCTTTAGCTTTTTAATTATTTGTATGGTAGTATATATAGCTGTAAGAACTAACACTATAAATTGAATGTAATCATTAATCATATCTATCCCTGAAACTAACAAGGAAGATATGCTAAACCCGTAAACCCTAAAATCTTCCACTATGAAACAAAGTTATATCCAAACCAAGTGTGTGCGCCATTAGTGCTAACCCAAGTCTCATCATAAGAAACCTCTTTAGCTGACCAATCTTGAACAAGAGGTTGGCTCGTATCTTCTTCCCAAAGCATATCTACTGAATACTTGTTAGAAATTACAGCAGGAGAAATCTCCTGCATATCATCATCGTATGTAGCAGGAGTAGTAACTAAAAAACCTAATCTCTTGATGTGATGTAGGTGGTCTTTATCATTCTCACTCTCGGCATCAGGCAATAGTGGCAACTGATTTATGTAACTATCCGCTTCTTCTTTACTTAAAAACTCGTACTTCTTAAATATATATCCCATTATAAAGTAGTTAATTGTTCTAACTCTGTATCCGAAAGTAATTCATCGAAATAAAATAACTGTCTTACCTTTCCCTCAAAAACATTTCCACCAGCACCTGACCTACGAAAATCTATTTGCGATAAACCTGAAACTGTAAATGTATTGTTGCTTGATGCACGTTCTACACCATTAATCCATAAAGCACTATCGCCTGACTTATATTTGAAAGCTACTTTTGCGAAATCCCTTACATCTGTAAGTGTATGATTTAATGCTATTACATTAACCCCTGATATTTGTGCTTGGATTGCAATTCTATTTGTAGCACCCGTGTATCTTATGGAGAATCTATTGTTTGAAGTTCCATCATTGATAGTAATTTCCTTTGTTCCCGTTTGTTCATCAACGAAAGCTGCTATCTCAACAAACAAAACTCCCTCTGTATCGTTAAATAAACCACTATTCCCCGCATCTCCGCAAACGTCTTGGGATTTTGTTACCGCACTACCAGTTGTAGGAATATATGAAGTGGGAAAAACAAAATTATCTTTTGTTGTGGTTTCGCATTGGATTCCGAATAAAAATATAAATTCTGTACCAACAGCATTAAAATCATTAAAATCATCTGCGTTCTGCATTACTAACGATATTGCACCATCTACGTCTGTTGTGGTTTTAAAATGGATTGAACACCTGTACCAACCATTCCCAAAATATTCCATTTTGGGTGAATCAACATTTAAGGTTTGTCCTATTACTCCTGTATCTAAATTGAAATTTGCTCTATGGTTAGAATCATATCCATCTGCCCTTAATGAAAGAAAATCCGCACCATTTCCCTTTTTTGCAAAAACAGAAAGGACATTTGTTTTATTAGAATCAACTACCGCACTAAAATATCCAACCCTATGTTTTGCGCTTCCTGCTGTTGCTGTTATTCTTGTTGCAGTTGTAGTATTGTCGGGTGCTATTGCATTATTAGGAGTTAATGTGATATTACCCTCTGTTGGATTATTAGAAGAAACAAATACATCTCCACCACCTGCATTTGTAAAATCTATCGACTTAGTAGCTGTGTTTGTTGTTTGAGGCTCTAACAAAAGATAAGGCTCAAATTGTGCGTTTCCATCAGAATCAAAGTCGTGATTTAGTCTTGGAACGTGATTGCCTACTGTTTCTATAATCCCCTTTGAATTTACCCTTGTAGCACTTGATGCTCTTGTAAACTCGAAATCTCCATCAGTAGTGTTGGGGATAGCACTATATAATTCATTAGCTTTATATCCACTTGGTACAACACCTAACCCAACTTTATCTATTAATGCCATATCTTTTTAGATTAAAATTCTTCTTGGAAACACTAAATTTTGCAACTCGTTTATCAAGTTTACATCTCCCTCGAAAGTTCCTGAATCCTGCAAAACTCTTTCCCGAAACTTATTCGCTATTGCAGCACCTCTATACGCTATACCAAAATTATTCTGAATATTTATTGGCGAATCGCCAAAATTACTTCTTGCGTATATTAAGCCAAAGTTTATCGTGTTTCTTTCCATATAAGAACTTCTTTAGTTTTATTATGTTTTCCTCTTTAGGTTTATATCTTTTTCTTGTTAAAGAACCCATCCAGTATAATTTATGTCTCTATGTGGATATAAACCCTCGTCTTGATTTTCGTTAAATTCAGGGAATAGGTTGCTATTGAAACTCATATACTGTATAAATCTTTCAGTATAGAACTCTGCTGTGTCCTTAGCCTTATTGACAAGCATATTAATCTCATCAGGTTCTACTGAAGTAGCATTCTCCGAATTGTGTTTAAATATACCGCCATTTGCTATTTGATATGCTGCGAAAGGTATAAAAGCCACTTGACTATACCATATAAGCATAGGCTTGACATATTCATTAACTAAACTTAAATAATTACCAGTCAAGTTTTCAGCTATAATATCAGCTTGTAGTTTTTCATACAATTTAGTTCCTAATTGCATTTGTATGTTTGTGTCTTGTGCAACCTCAACAAACTGTATTATCTTATCAGGGTCTAAGTTTCCGTCAAATATAGACTTCCTTTTTAATTCCTCTAAAGTTATAAATAGTGCTTTCATTATCTTGATATTGGGTAACGACCCTTATCAGGTCTTGTCCAGTTAGCTTCTGTTGATTCTTTAGGATTTTTAGGTGGAGTAAAACCCTTTCTTTCAGCAGTAGCTTCATCTACTCTACGTTTTTTATACACTCTGCGTTCCCAAACGTGCTTACAGTTTACACCGCCTTGCCATTTAAAAAGGGAATAGTTTCTACCTTTGTGTCCGTGTTTCTTGTTGATACCCCTAAAACTCATCATATTTATATCTTCAATCCTAAATACAATGTTTTTTCTTGTAAAGCCCATCATCTTCAAACAGAACTCTCTGCTGTCTTTTGATGGAACTTTCTCCTTATAAGCATACCTTACTTTATAGCCCGAATTATCTTGCCTTGATTCCTTAGTAGGATTGGCATCTTTTTGTGTGGGTTGTGATAACTTAGTAAAATCAAATTCAGGATTATCATCACAATCCTCTGTATAAACAAGTTCCCATTCGTCTGAAATAACCTCTCCTAATCCCTCTAATTGTTGTAGAATATCAGTAGACTCTTCTTCCGTTAAGTAGTCCTTTTCCTTTGAAAACTTCCCTTTAATAGTGTTCCATAGACCTTTCTGTGAAGATAGCTTCTCTCCCGTTTCTTCTTCACGCTTAATCTTGGTTGCAATATTGTCTAACTCCGTGAACTCAATCGGTTGTAGTGTTACAAAGTATAAGTTTAGATATATACTGTTGTATGAAAGTAACTCCTTGAATGAATCTATTAAAATTGTTTGGAAAGGTCTAATAACAATATTATCCATCAAGATACTTGCTGTTCTTAATTCCTCTGCATTGTTACCAAACCCCGTGTTGTCTTTAATACCAAGTAATATAGGAGAAACTACTCCGTGTCCAATCATAATCTTTTCCCTACTTTCTTTTGCAAGGAAATCATACTGTGCGTGTGCATCAGGCAAGTGGATAGGCTCTACACTCGCTTGGTTTTCGGCTTCTTCATTAAATGCAAGTATAAACTTACCTGCATTAGAAGTTCCGCTAAATTTGTCATAAACTTTATTCTCAATGATTTGTTGTGTTTCTTCATTCGGAATACCATTATTGAAGTTCAACAATAAACTTGGTTGTAATCCATTTTGAATGTTGTTTATGTGATAATTTGATACTTCTTCTTCTAAAGAGCAGTATTGTAAACATCCTTGATAATCAACGGGAGTATAGTAATAGAAGCCACTTCTGTAAGGCTTAACAACATATATCTCATTTAAGTCGTTATCTTTACCACAACCAAAAGCAGGTATTCTTTTAGGTTTGTCTTTTGGCTTTATCTCTTTCCAATCGTGAAAGTAATAATAAGCCATTACCTTACCTTTCTTAGCTTTCTCTGCCCTTAGCGTTTCCATTGGAAAGTGAAGCAAACTCGCTATCTTAGTTTTATCTTGGTTATAAACTACTTGGATAGCAGCCATACCAAGCAGCTTTAAATCATTTACCATTCGTTTTACTTGGTCATCCCTTAGTAAAACTTTCATTTTTCCAAACTGTACAGGGTTGGTATCAGAATCAGTAGCACTCAATCCTCTCCCATAAACCATATCTACAATACCATTTATACACCTTGAATTGGTAGGACTGCCCAAGTATCTCTCTATTAGTTCGTCAAAGTATTGGTTGTCCTCTCCGTATTCAACCCATTCTTCCCTATGACTTTCCTCTACTTTAGGTATTTCATAACCCGACAAATTAACAACCCTAAGATTGTTTTTATACTCTTTCATATAATTATGTATTTTTGAGTATCAGTATCTCCATCAAACTGACTGTACTTATCTTGATTTAAAGTATGTGGCTCTCCATTTATACTTTGTTGTGAAGTGCAATATAATTTATCCCTATACATTAGTATATCGGTAGTTTCAGTTACTGATTTAACTTCCATTGAATATACGTTTTCAGCAGTGAGAATAGTAAATGCACATAGCAATCTAAGAAGATTGCCTACCTTTTGTGATGATAAATTAGTAAGTGTTTCAGTCTTTCTTGTTCCCTCCTCGACAATCGTAACTACAACTGTGGATTCTTCTAAGTTTGCAGATTGTATAAATCTACGAGGTATAATCTCAACCCTCTGTTCATCATTTGTTGGAAGCACTCTTATCATACCTATATAACGAAAATAAAAAATATTGTTTGCATAAAAAAAGGGTGGAAAAACCACCCTTTGACACAAACAGGAATATGTTTATTAAGTACCTGATGTTACAGCAACTCTTGCTGTACTCAAAGTAGTTGCAATATCAGTAGTAAATTTAACAAAACGTGCAGGACTTCTTTCTTCTGCAAGAAAAGTCAAAGTGTAGCCATTCATATCTCCCATAGCAGCACCAGTTGCCGAAGTTCCTGCTGATAGATATGCACCATATTCTTCCCCGATTGCAACAATATTGCTATTGTAATCTTCAAAAAGAATAATCAACCTTGACTTCGATAAGTTTTCTAACTCCGCTTGGTCCTCTTTAGTCATATCGTGCAAAGTCAAATTAAGTGTTTGCTGATAGAAAACAGTTCCGTTTTCTTTTGATGCTACAATAGTACCCTCATAAGACGAATTACTTCTTGTTAATTCGTACTTATAGCCATCTACTGTATTTCCTGTGTCAGCAAAAAACTCAATAACTTCTGTGTCAGATGAATCAAAGGCAATCAATTTATTTGCATCGTTGTAGTCTATGAAATATACATTTCTTATACCACCAATAGTATCTCTACAAGGTTCCAATCTCCCTCTCGTTACATCACAAGCCATATTATATTGATTTTATATAAGGTAGAGATAGGGATTAGTTAAAACCCCTATCTCAATCTTATTGGTTATTAATTATAAAGTACAATGTCAGACCCAATTCCAAATTGGATTCCTGCTCGTAATCTCATTACAACACGAACATTTTGGCTTCCATCAATGTCAGCCATATCAATTACTTTCACTTCGTTGTGGTCAGAAAGTAAAGAAGTACCAAAGTAAAGGTTGGAAGCCTGTGCTGCAACCATTACGTTACTTGCAAGTCCTTGTGCCAAGAAAATGTTGATACCATCAAAGCGCAAGTTTTGGTTGTTAAACCAAAGAGTACCTTGATTGTTCACACCATTAGCACCTGCGTTGTTAGCAATAGAACCAAATCCACCCAATGCACGAACATAAGCATAGAATACGTTAGATGGAACGTAGATTTTCAAATCTTCTTGTGGTTTTACCGCTTGTGGGATAGCATCGACAACTTTCCCCAACTCGTCAATAACATTAGCGGCAGTTACAGTAGTACCAGTAACATCTACAACGGCATCATCGCCAGTAGCGTTCTCTAAGATAGTAGCAAAACCATCAAATTGTCCGCTTGTAGCGTTAGAACCATTCCAAATGTTTTGCTCGATACGCTGTGCAACTTTATCAGCAACGTGCCCAATCAAAAAGTCAGAAAATTTAGGTGGCAAATTCTTGTAGGCGGAATATCCCATTTGTACACTTTCCCAATCAGCAACGTAATCTTTCTTACACAACTGTAAGTTTACTTGAAATTCTTCTGGTTCAAGAATACGTTCAGTTTTAGTAACTGTTGAAGTGGGGTCAAAATCACAAGTAGCATCTTTCAAGATGTCATCAGTAGAAATTTTCCCGATTACCTCTTTCAAGGCAACATTAGGGCGAACAGTAACACCGCCTTGTGCGATAGTATTACCGCTCAACAGAGCAGCAGCAACATATTTTCCTGCAAACTCCCCTGCGTAAGTAGTAGTAATTGAAGTTGTAGTAGCCATTTTAAACTATTTTTTTAAATTATTATTATGCTTCGGAAGCCCAAATACCAACACCACCATCAACATACCAAGTGGTTAAGGCAACAGCTTTCAGTTTACACCAATCTCCTTTATTAGAAGTAGCTTTAGTGTTAATCCAATCTTTATCAACAACACCACCTGCAACAGAATCAGCAGCAGCGTTAGCGATAGTACCATTAACACTATCAGTAGCATTTGGAGAGATAGTAATAATGTTGTTTGCATCAGCACCAGTATTTCTAAACAAAAATTCCATACCGATAGTATCAGCAGTAATTTGTGGTAAAGTAATAGTAAGTGCATCGGTAGCTACATTAAAGTCCTGACCTGCTTGGTTAGCACCTAATGTAGTATCAGCGGTAATTGTGTTTTGTTTAGTTCTTGCGCGTAGAACATCGTTGCTTGTACTCATTTTTTTTTATTTTATTTAGCGGTTAGCATATCAAAAATTCTCGATAACCTTGTTTCAGGTCTGTTTTGAGAGTATAAAATCTCATCAACTTTCTTTTCTTCAATTTCAGGAGAATGAACAATGGGTTCTGCTGAAAGTTCTTCTTTCTCTGCCTCAACAGGAACTTCCATTTTTTCTTCTTCTTCCATTTTCTTTTCAGAAACCATAGCTTCTACCATTCCTTTCAATGCAGCAAAGTCGGACTTTAGCTTATTGAAATCTTCCATAGAAACCATATCTTTCATCATCTTTTCATCGTCATAATGACGTTTCATATCATCTTCTGCCATTTCATCGGCTTCCTCTAATTGAACATCCTGCTCAACTGCTTCTTCTTCTACTGAAAGAAGCACACCTTTTAGTTTAGATAAAATCTCTGTCGCTTTCATTTATAAATTAGTTACATTGGTTAAACGATTGTGTTATAATGCTGTTTCGTTTTACACTTTTCCTACTCCTTGTGCGTGTAAACTTCCATCGCAACATTTCTTGCTATATCTCTTTCCGTCTTTGCAAAGACAGCCTCTTTTTTCTCCTTTAGGAGAAGTTCTACTTTCTTGATAGGGTTTTCTGCTCATTTCTTAGCTTTTGGGTGTTTAGTTGGTAATAAATCGTAATCGGTAGTGTATTTAGGGTTTTGTGGTCTGCCATTTTTGACTAAATACAAGAAAGCATTTACCCTTGCAAACGCCCATTGTGATGGCGATTTAACTCTTGGGGAATGACTTCTGTTGAAAGCACCTAAACCTCTTTGAAATACAGAAGCCAACATACCAGTAGTAACACCGTATCCCAACTTCTTCTTGTAACGCTCATTAAAGTCATTTGACTTGTTTTTTAACGTCTTTCTGTCTTTCTCTGATACCTTAGCACCTCTTTTGCCTTTTGCTGTTCCTTTTGCTGTTCCTTTTCCTTTTGGAGATGGATTAGGGGTGTCTGACTTAGGTGCTTTAGGAGACTTAACAATCCCACCTCTTTTGCCTACCTTAGCTAATTCATCGTGAGTTTCACAAGGCATATACCAAGTCTTTCCATCTACTGTATGCGTATGTATGCCCTCACATCCCTTTGACTTAGCTACTGCATACGCTTGTTCAGGTGTATCATAAGCTGTATGTCCACTTATTCTTTTTTCAGCTAAAGAAAGTTCGCCTAATCCCTTTAGTTTGGATTCAACCCAATTCTTCATAGATTTACCACCCCATAGTAAATAGCTGATAGTTCCACAAGCCTTGTTATCTTTAGGGTTGTAATATGTTTCTGCTCTTGAAAGGTAGCTATAAATGCGTTTCAGCGTGGATAACGTGAGTTTCTGTTTTGATGCGATTTGCCTTGCACGAACTTTTCCCACTTGCGTGGCGCACTTGTTATCTACTTTCTCATTAAGTTCAATACCTCGCTTAGCATTATTTGAAGCCGATTCAGGATAATCGTCATAAGATTCAAGTTCTACTTCTTCTGAAAATTGAGATATCAACTCTAACAAAGTAAACTCTGCATTTAATTCATCTAAACACTCATTACAAACATCTACTTGCTTAGAAAGTTCGTATTGCTCTACAAAATAACCCTCAATAGAAAAACCTTTAACTTCTCCTGCTTTTACTTTTTGCCAAACCTCATCGTTGTTTACTTTCATAGAAACCATCCAAGTTCCTAATGGTAAATCAAAGCCATACTTTCTTGATTTGTCTTTTTCTTCATCTTCGATAAGCCAACTTTCCACAACAGTCATTCCGTTAATATCGAACTCGTGCTCGTATGTAGAGTTGTTTTGGTTTCCTCTCATAAGAAATAATTCCGAAGCCTTTCTTACTGTATCTTCTGAAAAGTAGATATAGTATTTTTCGTCATCATCATTCTTACGCATAATCTTCTTATTGGGTATAAGTGCAGCACCCATAAGAATTTTTTTCTCCTTATCAACTTCGGCTAAAGAAACTTCTTTATGTTCCTTTAACGCAATAAAATCTTCTTCTATTGCGGGTTTTTCGACAACTGAAATGGCTTCTATACCACTCAATTCGTTTTCCTCATCAATGAATAATTCTACAATTCTTTCCATATCTTATATACGATTATTTTTAATATTGTACGTTATCCTAATGAAGCACCCTCAATGATATTTCTATCTAATTGTTGTGCTGTTGTAACATCATCAGAAACAACAAAGGCTCTTAGTGGTTGTTGTTCAGCTGTTGCTATTGTTTGTGCTAATTGGTTAGTTGGCGAAGCACCTACGATATTGAAGTCGGGTGCTTCTATTGTGGTTGAAACACCACCGCCACCGCCACCAGCCATTGACTTGCCTGTTTCATCAACACTTAATATCTGTTTAACATTTAAAAGTCCAGTAGTTATAGCTGCTGCTGTTGCTGCAAATCTCGCTACGGGGTTACCAGTAAAGAAAGGGTCTTTTAGGATTCTGTTAGCTGCTACATAAGTGTCTATGGTTGCTGCTGCGACTGCAAATCCTTTTCCTGCGGCAGTTTCTTCTCCTAATATCTTGGAAACATTACTTGCTATTTGTGCAAATGAATCAAATGTTGATTCTCTTTGTGCTTCAAGCAACTTTTCATACGCTATTCTTGCTTTAGCACTATCTTCTGCTATTTTTATTTTTCTTTTCTCGGCATCAAGAAAGTTATCTACATCCCTTTTCCTCTCTTTTGACAAAGAATCTATACTCTCTCTTTCTAACTCTAAAAATGTAGTCCTATTACCTATAAATTCAAGAAGCAAACTATCTATTTCTTCTCTTTCTTTATCTCTCCTTTTACTTTGATTTTCACTAAATGTTTCTTGGATTAAATCTTCTTCGATTAAAGTGTTTCTGATTAAATCTAATCTCTCCGTTATTTCTGATTTTTCTTTCTCAAATCTTTGTTCTCTTGCAAATGCTCTTGCTTCTTGATTCTTCTTTACTTCTTCTTGCTGTTCTTCTAAAGTCTTTATTTGACGACTTGCTAAAGTTGTATTTTGCGTAAACTGTGATGTATTATCCTCTCTGATTTTAACTAAATCTTTTTCTTTTTGTATTTCTAAATCTATAATTTCCCCATACAGTTCTTCTGCTTTAGAAACTAAGGCATTTGCTTTTGCTAATTTTTCAAGAGATACTATTTTTTGCTCTATCTGTAACCTTGATTCCTTTGTTAGTTGCCCATTACTATCCAAAGAAACATTTAAGTCCTCATACTCTCCATTAAGGTTTTCAATCGTTTCAGATAATTGGTCTCCCGAAAGTAAAGATGAATCTACTGCTGAAAGGAATAATTTTAGATTAGAACCTGCTGAACCTAACGCATCCCCAAACTTTCCTGTTTCAGATGCAGCTTCCTTTTGTTTCATTGAGTATCTCTCAAACAAAGTAATTGCCGTACTGAATATCACAAGCAAACCACCAACACCAAGAAAAGACTTACCTAAGTCTTTTAGAGTTGCCAAAACACCGCCCGAACTTTTCGTAGTCAGTATAAAGGTAGATGCCAACTGCTGTAAGTTGTTAGCCATACCAGTAATACCATAATTAAAATCAGAAACGGTTCTACCTAATTCTACCATCATACCAGTAGCGTTCCCCGTTGCGGAACGCACACTACCCATATTTTTAGCAGCGGTAGATGATGAGGTGCTTAAATTCCTAAAGCCTTGTATGGCTTGTTCTTGTTTTTTTGATAAGCTGGATAATGACTTCTCAATATTTCCTATTGCAACCCTACCCTTGTCATCTACTACAACTTCTAACCTTATTGTTTTTGTTTCAGCCATTCTTTCTTCGTTTAATCAGTTCTCTTGCTTCGCTAAATCCCTGTGGTGCTTTATACTTACCCTTAGCAAGGTCTATATCCTCACTAACACCATAATAATCATCATACTTTAGTAATTCTATAATCTGTCTAATCATATCAACAAGCAGTTAAATTTGAAATAGCACCAGTAGAATCAATCTCTGCTGCCTTGTTTACTTCTACAATTTTATAGAAATCTCCATCTCCTGCAAATGGAGTGGTTAATTGTTCGTCTGTATATAATATAGTTCCGTTAGCTATTGTGTCAATTAAATCGTAGTAAACTACCTCATTATTGTATGTACTTGAACACGCTTCACTTGCTGTTGTTTCAGAAGTATCACTAAGTGTAACTGTTTTTGTAACCCTAACATCATTGAGTAAATCCATACTACCAATACCAGTCTTTAAATTGATTTTAAGGTTGTTTATTAAATAATTAACACCTCTAATGGATATTTTATCAGCTAAGCTGTGATTTACCATAAAGTCAATAGGAAACTTACACTTAAATGAAGTTAATCTATTTTGCCTATTAAACGCTTTCTGTATGTATATCCTATAAAATCTTTTGAATAATGTATGGCTAAATGGTGTGTTGCCTTGGAAGTCATACTCATTCACTTCTTGTCTAAAGTGTATATTGTCTTTGCTTGTAGAAGCAGATAGTTTCCGACTATTTGATGGAACAATGTATGTACCTATATCAGTATGGCTATTTGAATTAGCGTGTGTTTTTTCTTTTAGAAATCGTATATCGTATTCACTTCCACTACCACTCACTCTGTTTGCATAAAAAAGTAGTGGTTTTCCGATGTAAGACTTCTCTTGTTCATCCACAAACCAACCTACTTGCGCCCTCTTGATTGTAGTACCATCAAAATCAATCATTCTTTCAAACTTCATATGTTCAAACTGTGGCTGTACTTTGTACACCTCTGTGTTGAAGTCGTATATCTGTCCGCTTTCATTTTCATTGGCTTTGTATTCAAGAGAACCCCACCCTAAAGCAAATCTTTTCTCGTGGTCAACAGCTAAAAAAGTATCAAGACCCTCATAAGAGAAATCTATCTCCTTGAAAGGTAGTGCAGGTTTCACATTATAGTTTATTTCAGCTTTATCCGTAAAATCCCATACCTTATTCGAGGAAGCATAGAAATCGTCTAATGGTTGTACTTTTATTGTTCCATCGTCTTGTTCAAATGCAGTTAAGTTAAACATCTTAAATAATGAAGTAACAAAGTCTATTACTTTCATTTCAGGTATTTGTTGTTGTACGATAAAATTCTGCGTTGTAGAACTCGTTATAACGCTCGATATGTTTATTTGAGTTGTTTCTTCTTGAAGAACTCCACCCTGCTCGTGGCTTATAACAAATTTAATAAAAGTACCCCCTGCTGCATTTAAGGTTACAGATGACCTTGATTGTATTTGAACTTGATATTGCTCGTTATTGAAGTATCCTGTGTCAGCTAAAAAAGAGAAAGTATTACTTACGGTTTGCGCAAATGAACTTCCACTTACATTGAATCTATCTATTATTTGCCCATCCTCTAATAGTAAAACGGAGAAATCAGGACTATTAGCTGCAACACTTAATTGTATGGTTATATCGACAATCCTGTCTCTTAAAGTTCCATCAGCATCATCATTTATTATAATTGTTGATGTATCGCCACTCAATACCTTTATATTGCACTCTAAGTTGTCATCATCCGTAACAGTCCAGTTAGGTATAGTGTAATTAACAAGCTCATCATCAAAGGCATTTCCTGCTTTTCTATGAAGCCACATATATAAATCATAGTAAATGCTATTTGTTGTATTGAAGAAATCGTTGGAAAACCTTATCCCATAATGACTTTGTATAGCAAGTACAACTATATGAAGCCTTATAGCGTACTTTAATTCTTCATAATAAACTCCGTGATGCTTGTCAGTTCCAACTCCCGAATCTGCAAACAAATTACCCCCTAATTCATTAACTTTGTTGTCCTCAAAGTAAGCACCATAGTTAGTGTTTGAATCATAAAATAATCTCGTTGTGTGCGTTATTAGAGGTGTTAATATTGCATCCGTATATGTTATACTGTTTCCATTTAAATCTACACCAGTAACATTCTGCGCATTTTGTAGTGTAGAAAGTACATTAGCTGCGGTGTACTCCTTATCAAAGTGAGAAAAGAAAGAAGTGGCTATATCACTTAACTTGTCCTCTCCAAATAAGTCTTTTATGTTTACGGTATTACCAAAGAAAGTTATCTTATAGGCATAAACATTATTGTTTCTTATATCTATACTATCAAGTCTTATGGTACCTTTCTTGAACAACGTACTATTTACTTCTATTTCGGCAGCTTTCTTTACCCTCGCATCAAAGCCATCTAATATTTGAAAGTTATTATAATGCTTAAATATTTTGTTGTTATTCTTAGATGCAGGAACAGTAAAGGATTTTGTGAACTCTGTAAATACCTTGCCTATATCTCGAATATCTTGTATTACAGAATTTATATTAATCCCCTCATCCTCAAACAAGTCAAGCCTTGTCTTAGTTCCCTCTACTATGAATATTTGTGCATCCATTATCTAATATTGTTTATGAGGTCAAATGCGTAATCAAACCTTACAGTATGATTTATTACTCTATCATTGACAGCATTTTTCAAAACAAAGGAAGTGTCCGTTGGTCTAATAGGATATATAGTGCTATCAATCGTTGCCCAAACTTGCTCGGAAAGCATAAGCTGTTTAATAACCTCTGTCATACCCTCATCAACAAATCCAGTATTCATAACAATACTTTCATTACCAACGACATCGAAAGTTGAGTGTTGGTGGGATTTTGTATCAAAACTTGCAGTTGAGGTATTTAATATACTTCTATTGAATTTCTGCCTGTTCACATTCAATGTTTCAATAGACTTCTTGAAGAAGTAAACGTCTTGTTTAGCACCAAACTTATTTATGAAAGTAACTTTAATTTCAGTATATCTTGGCTCACAAACTCTCTCTATCGTTATACTTGCGACATCAGGTATACTCAACGAAGTGGATGTTGTGCCAAACGATTCGTAGTATATTCCTGCGCCAAGACCCGTTTTTGTATCAAAATAAGGCACTTGTCCTGCTGTGTTTTCAGGAACGTATATTATCGTATTACTTTGTGCTAACGTATGCTCTCCCAACTCTACGTTATTACCCTCACTAAATTCAGAATAAGCATCAAAGCCATCCAAATTAGTAGTCTCTGTGGTGTGTACCTGT